AAAAAAATCAGTGGGATGAAGTAGAAATCAACGTCGCCCTGGTTGGAGTAATCCAGAACGCAGTAGTGGACATCAACATCCTGCTCAGGCAGGCAGTTCATGTCGTAAGGTTCATTCTGTGGTGTCAGAATTTTCATGTTTGATGTTATTGTTATATCAATTTCAATATTATGTCATTTAGTGAGCAAAATGTCCAATATCAACGTATTAACGATATGCAATCTTTTTGACAGTGAATGGATACCCGGCTTCTTTGTAATATACTTTCCGTTTTCCGAGGTGGCGGGCCGAGAACTTCATTGTCGAACAAATATCGTAGATGCGAACGGAGTTCTTGTCTTGAGCCTTTCGCAATCCTCGGCCAATGCTCTGGATGACGCGGACGAACGACTTCCCCGCTTCGACCAACACGAGGTTGAAGATGCGTGGGATGTTGATACCAACCGCCGCCACGCCGTAGGTCGCTATGATGACCTTATTCGTTGCAACCTGGACCTCCTTGTATTCCTTCTTCCGGTCCTTGGACTTGGTGCTGCCGTTGACGAAGGAGGCACCAGGAATGAGTTCAGCCAACGCCATCCCTGTCTCGATGCGGTCAACGAGGATGAGCGTGTTGCCGCTCTCTGAGCAGGACTTGCAGAACTCAGCGATCCAGCGAATGCGGTCCCTGTCGCTGAGCAGGTAGTCCATCTCGTCGTGCCAGTCTCGGAATTCGTAGTGGTCATCGGTGAGCTGGAGGATTTCGACCTCGCACTGGGCGAGGACATCCTTCTTCTGAAGGTCGGCCGCGCGGATTTCGCCAACGACCGGTCCAAGCGTCCCGAAGAGGGCGAGGTACTCATAAGGCTCTTTGGGAATCGTACCGGTGAGCCCCCAGCGTATCGGGACTTGCGCCAGCGGGCCTGCCAGCACCTCACGCAGGACCTGAGCCTTGGCAGCGTGGCATTCATCCACCTGGACGCACACGACGCCGTCGATGATCTGCTGGAGCGTGTCGGTGTCGATATCCATCTTGGCCTGCTTCGACTTGATGCCAAGGGACTGCCAGGTGATGATCGTGTGCGCGTGACCGAGTTCCTTCCGGTCACCGTAGAAGACGCCCACGTCGAGACCGAGGTTCACGAAGTCCTCCTCGGTCTGCTCCACGAGCGACTTTGAGGGGACGATGACCAGGGTGCGTCCGAATGGCTCGCAGAGCTTAGAGAGGGCGGCTGTGAGGATCGTTTTGCCCGCTCCGGTCGAGATCGACTGGATCGACTGGAGGTTCTGGGTGTAGCGCCGGATCGCTTCCACCTGGTAGTCACGGAGCATGATGGGCTGCCCGGCGAATGGATGCCCTTCCGGCCAGCATTGGTCCGCCAGGAAGTCCTCAGTGATTTCCGGGAAAGAGACGGAGAACGGAGGTCGGCGATCATCGATCTCGACGCTGTACCCGGCGTCAATCACGATGGGCAGTACCCGTTCGAGCAGATTGATATACGTGGCCCCACCGACCGTGCAGAAGCTGATCTTTCCGTCCCATCGTCCGAGCTTGAACGACGGCATATGGCGCGCATACGGGACGAGGAACTTCAGCGCGTCGCAAATCTTCCTTCGCGTTACGGGATCAAGGCCTTCGAATTTGCAATTGACTTGGTCAACAATAGTGAGGGTGGTTGTCTTCATAAACCAAAGAAATCGGCAACAATAATAAACTTAGATATTTAGGATATTTGCCAGTCTCAGAACATCTTCCAGGCGCGCGTTTCGGAAGGCCTTCTGGTTAGCAGTCTCTACGTTGTTATCGTTTCTGATTTGGGACCAGGCGGCCATCAGATTACTCGTGGCGCTCGGATGTTCGCCACGGTCCATGGAAACGATATCCGAGATGTTCGGGGGAACTTGACGTTGGTCCAGGAGGATGAACTTCGGAAAATCGAACGGTGCCAGTACGCTCAAAAGTGGGCCGTACATGCCCGGAGTATGCTCAGCGATGAGCAGGCAGTCGCGATGCTGGGCAACGAAGTCGTGGTCCCGAAGCTGCATCGGCTTGATGAACGCGAACTGCTCCGGGCGGCCCAGCATCTCGATGGCGAGTTTCCAGTGCCTTCTGCTTTCCTCCTTGGTGACGAGGAGGGTCTTGCCGCCGTGGATGACGCCCAGCGCCAGAGACACATTGATCAGACGACTGACCGTCCGTGACCAGAGCATGCAGCGATAGTCACGGTCATAGATTGGCTGGAGGTCTTCCTTCGTGACCCTGAACTTCTCCGGGATGTCCGCCATCATTTCGTCGGTGATGCGGTCCTCTTCAGCCAGCTTCCATATGTTCTGCGCGAGGTCGAGGTTCAGGATTCGCCGGTTCTCAATGAGAAGACGAGCCACTTTACCGGATTTTTGCAAGGAGTAGTCACAAATCATTTGGTTCGGCTAACATAATCTCGCGAAGCCACCATTTTAGTACATCGTTGTCCCGACAGCGAATTAATATCGAGTCCTTTTCAATCGATGCGCTGCAAGTCCCGTCGTCGAGAGCCTGAAAGCATTCGATCAGATAGTCCATCGTTTCATCATCAATCTTGAACCGATGTGTCGTAATGACGTGGTAAATGGTGTCGAGTGTTTGCCGAGAAACGGGAACAATATACAGTCGGAGTTGTGAATTTCGTACGGATCGCTCGGCCGGTCTAGAGTTGACAAGGGCGGCTTCGATAAGCTTTGAGACCATGTCATCTCGCTTGAAACGAAAAGCAATGCGACCGCCGCCAATATAGCGCGCTTCCCGTGGCACCCGGATACTTTCATAGGGCTTGTTTCTGTATCGCGGCATCGAGAGCAGAATGCTGATCTCGTCCTCGCGCATGAAGCCATTCAATTCCAGATACCTACGGCTCCGATGGAGAAGCTTCAGCGAGATGCGAGCCTGCTCGGTCGATAGAGGCTTTCCCTCGCTGACGTAGAAACGTACATTCGTGATGAAGTCATAAGCCCACGGGTCAGTAAGCTTTGTTTTGAAAAGACCCTTCTGTGCGGCTTCGTACATCTTTTCAATCGAATATTCGACCGTCAACATAGCTGCCAACGTAGCAATAGCGAATGAGAAATCGTATCGTAACTTGGTTCCGAATTCAAAATGTATGATTGTGCTTGTCAACGGAGGGGAGAGCGATCGACCATTCTGGCTGGCATTCCAGAAATGCGATTGTGCCGGTCTCCGATTGTGGATAGCTCTATCGACCCAACCTGTCCTGTCGCCGTCATGCCGGAAAGGCTTGGACCGGATGTTCTCGTTTCGTTCTTGACAGGGCTCAGTCGGCTAGGATAATGTTCCTCGCATGAGACATGAGAGGCGCCATGGCGCGCCAAGCTCCGCCGCTGGGATGAAAATCGTTGAACGTTCTATTTTGCGGGAATCGTCGCGTCTGTGTAGCATAGCGGCATACTGTCGTTTGGGGATGCAGACATGACCGATGTGATGGAAGAACTTCGGTTTATGAATTTTCTGAAGTCGAATGATTACTCCCACGTTCGCCCTATAGGCAACGGCCGGTATGCCGCCATAGCCCAATTCATGTTCTCGACTGCCATAGTGGTTGGCAGGATCGGAAACTACAGTTGCTATGAGGATCGTTGGTGTTACAAGACGGCCGAAGATGCAATCGCTGCCCTGGAAGCATGGGATGGGCAAGGTGAGCCCCAGGGATGGGTGCGTCACCCGACGACGGGAAGGCGGCGCCCCAATGGCGATGCCGAGGCCGAGTACATCGACCCCTAGCTCCGCAGGATATCCCCTCCCCTTCAAGAGGTTGAATATGGCAGTTCCCTTTGTTCTGGACGCCACGGCCCTGGTCAAGATTGCCAATCTCGTCGAATACGCTTCCGACCTGGACCGTGAGTCCGAACAAGAGTTCCGAAACACTATCGTCCTCCCTTACGGATGGACTGTGACCTACACCATCGATGAGCTGGACAACGGGGCCGAATGTCGGCACCTGTCCATGGCAGCGCCCCTTGGTGAGGACCTCAGGATCGAGATCATCCAGGCCACCATGAACGCCTTCGGGTTTCTCAACTCGTTTGAGCTGTTGGAGAGCCTGGGCGTCGTCTGGTACGAGAATGTCAGCGACGGCAGGATCGCGATCAACGTCCTGGAACCCCTGTCAGGAAAGATCACTGACCTGAGGGACAGCCCGGCCGACTGGGGGACTGCCTGAAAACAGTCAATCACAAGCGGCGCACGGCGCCGCTTTTTTCAAAGCTCCGGAATAAGACAGGCCTGTCTTCTGTCCAGTCTGCTGCATAAGCGGGCGAATATAAGTCGATTCGATAATATAACTGACTTCCGGGCGGCGCTTTCGAGTGCCGCCTCTTGCATCGCACCGAATAAATACCACCAAAACAATTCGGGTCAACGATGCGAAATTTTATTGATATTGTTTGTGGGATTCTGACCGAAGCGACTGTCATCAATCCGGATGCCGTAGATAAGGAAGTGGACCGGATTGTCTCTGATGTAACTGCCAGACCGGCAAGGGAGTGGCTTCGAAAGCGAATCCGCTCTGAAATCATGAACAACACGAACTACCTGCGGGCGGCAATGCCCAGCGAGTTGGAGAAGGCTCCCGACTACGCACATGATGCCGCCGTGAGGGGTGAGACAGTCTACGTCTTCGATCATCGCGACCCACGCCTGGGACAGTTCCTTGACACCATCCAGCACCTCAAAGACTGGATTGGTTCCATGGAAATGGTTCTCAAAGAGAAGCCGACCAACCAGGTCGAGACCGAGAACCACACGATCACGGCAAAGCTCATGAGCAAGCTGCCGAAGATGACGTTCGACCAGGCGCTTCGGGCGGCCGATGAGTGGTTCACCCGCATGGGGCGGTCGTCCAAGGGTGTTGAGGCCCTTCAAGACGTGAAGGTTATCAAGCGTTGGCCCGATGGCTGCTATGCGGTCGAGTACAAGTCGGCCGACGCCATGAAGCGCGATGGCAATATGCTCGATAACTGTCTGAGGGTTGGCTACTACTGGGACGCCGTGGCTTCTGGCAGGGACCGTGTCATCACAATCCGCAAGCCGTCACACGAAGCTGTTGTCGCCATTCGCATTCACAATTCCCCGGTCACCAAGGACGGGATCGAGTACAGCGGCACGGTGGTCGAATGCAAGGGGAAGCAGAACAGGCCGCCGACCAGCCGTTATATTCCCTATTGCACGTCTCTCCTTTCCGAACTCAACGTCAATGGTGGCAATTGTTCTGACCTAAACGCCGCAGGCATCCACTTCCATCGAGGGCGTTTCGGTGACACATGGGAAATCGGGGACAAAATCTACGAAGACCCGCGAAATGACGTGGTTGTGTATCGCGTGGACCGGCATGTCATCTTCCGAATCGATAAATTCACGTGCAACGCCGTTATTCACGGAAATCTCATTCTGTTGGATGCCGTTCCCGACGGAATAGATATCAAAAAGTTTGCTCGTGCGTTGCGAGGCATAGACTTCGCGTTGGCGCCGGACAGCGTGGAACGTCTTCGGAAAATTGGCTTGTACATTAACCGGGGGCAGATCGGAACGTTCCTTGAGGTCGGAGATAAAATATCAGACGACGGCAAATACACAGCGATCCGTGTCGGAAAAGATATCGTCGTCGCAATGAGCGGCGAGCTGGTCGCAACATTCAATCTCGGGAAAGACAAACAGATCATAGAAGTTCGACCGGCCCATGCGGCGTTCCGAAACGACATCACTCGTATCCTGAACCTCACAAAGGCAGCACCGTCCCCAATTTTCGAAGCGGGCTTCATGCTGCGTCACGAAATCTTTTTTGATGGAAAGACCTACGGTACATTCGATCAGGTGGCCGTGAAAGATGGTGATCTCTACCGTCTCGGCAAGAGGCCGGTGTGGGTCGTCCCCGGCGAGGATGGAACCTTTCTTCTGTCCATCACCAAGGGGCAAGCTCGGGCTCTGACCAAGCCGTTCCAGGTTGCTCCGGAGGCTGTTCGCCGGTTGCTCGCGCGAGAGGGAGTTTCCTCGGTTGAAGACCCGAAGTTTTTCGGCGTGGTGAAGCTCAATGGTCACATCATCGCCACCAAGGAAGACTTCCTGAAGTCACTGAAGGAGCTGAAAGCGGCGATCCCTCCGAACGCCTTTACTTTAAACAGCGTCCGGGAGGGAGACGTGGATGTTATTTCTCAGGTACGCAGGTTCCTTATGGCGTCTGAGAATAACCTGACGGCGAAAGACCGGGCACTGATCATCAGGACGATAAACGGCACTGGCGGTGTGAAAATCACCCTGGAGAAGAAGGAAAAGATATACGGTGTCGATGTTGGCTATTACAGGATTGATGTTCCCGTAGCAGCGTTCAATCTGTTCGCCCCCTACTCACTTACCTCCGAGGAATCAAGGAAGATTGTTGAGCATTTGACAAAGGCGGCGGAGCACGTCCGCAAATCGAAGGCACAGATATTCCAAGGTGTCACAATCCCTCATACACTGGTCGATGCACGACCTGAAATCACGCAAGCTTATCGTGCTTTGATGAACGAAATTGTTGCAGCAAATAGAAGTGTCGTGGATCAGCTAAAGGACCAGCAGAGGCGCGACGATCTTGATCTTGATCTGTCCAGCCGGTTCGCATCACTGCATGCGCTGAACAAGTTGAAACGATAATGTAAGAGGTACTTATGCGTTATTATGAGTTTGCGAAGCCGCTTGTTTTGAACGAGTTCGGTTACCACGGGCACCCTGGTTTTGGTCGTGGTATTTTCCGAAAGGCATACTATGAATATATCGCCAGCGAGCTTTCCAAGCTTCCCGACAGGGTGGTTCGTGATTACCTGACGGACTGGTTTGCCGAACAGTTCGCGCGCGACAGTGTGAAATTCAACGAGAAATCCTTCCGCCAAAGGGTCGCCGATGGGAACGGTCCCAGCTCTGGAGTGCCGATGTTCCAGCAGCGGCATTTCTACTATTTGGCCGATGCCGTCCGTTCGATACCAGACAAAGCCGCGCGCGAGTTCGTTTCTGACTGGCTCGCCTATGTAGTGGGTCGGACGAACAACAATTTCAAGGCGTCCCGCTGGTATGAGTACTGCGGTGTCCAGAGGGAGGATGACAACACGTAGAATAATGAATCCGTTAGGCGGTATGGTATAATGCCGCCTAACGGAGTTCATCATGAAATACATTGACACCGATGTTGATATTGATTTCGCAGATCGAAACGTTGCGCTTTCCCAGCTGCCACACATCGATGCGATGATCGATCGGGACGGCAAAGCCACCCGGCATCCTTCCGGTGTCTACTTCCAGAACATCCCCGTCGATCCATTGACTGATCTGGCTGCCTACGATTACGAGAAGGCACCGGAGCTGGGGTTCATCAAGGTCGATTTCCTCAACAACAGCATCTACGCTTGTGTTCGCGACGAGGAACACCTTGAACGTCTCATGGCAGAGCCTGACTGGGACTTGTTTCTGATCCGTGATCTCGTTGAAGGGACCGAGCGGACCCCGAAACTGGCACACGTCGGAGACCATTTCGGCCTTCTTCAGATGATCCGGCCTCGCAGTGTAGAAGAGCTTGCCATATGCGTTGCGCTGATCCGGCCTGGCAAGTGTCATCTGATCGGGAAGCCGATGGACGAGATCAAGAAGGAAATCTGGCTTCCGACCACGGACTACTATTACAAGAAACCCCACGCGATCGCCTACGCGATGTCCATCATAGTTCAGGTCAACCTAATCGTGGAGCAGCTCAGCCAGGAGGCCTAGTCGAAGCGGCGGACGAGGGTCACCTGCCGCTTGCGGACACGTCGCGCGATTGTCTCGTGCAGGGACACAGCATGCCCGGCCTCCAGCACGAACTCCTTCCGGGAGAAGTGACGGATGTACGGGCGAAATTCGCGGAACTCGGCACCGAGGAAGATGTTGATCGGCACAAGCCGGTTGGACTCCCACCACCACTTCTCTCCAAACATGAGGAAGCGTTTTCTCTGCGTGTCCTCGGGTATCAGGTCCATGACATACATGGAGAGAAGCTGGTTGTCGCTATTCTGGATGATCCCGAGATAGTTCGTTTCTAGCATATGGCCGTAGCTAAGAAACGGATAGGTTTCCAGCACTTTTGCAATTCGAGAATCCATACAAAATCCAACAGCAATTTTGGGTTTATTTATATACATTCGTTACCGCGCATTCTGTCGAGGACGATCGACGTTAAATATCGTTATGGCGCTAATACACGTGTTTGATATTCCGCAAGTAGTACAACTGTCAACACGTGTCGTTGCTGGCACGGGGTCCAACCACATGAATTATCCGATTAATCATTCGGACTTCACTCTCATCAAGGGGGTTCTGAACGAGATCGATTTTCTCGTCCTCGACATTGATCGCAAGACAGTCTCCCTCGGGGAGGAGGACGCCATTATTCTTCGCATCCATCGGCGTTCGGATCAGTCTGTCGTCCTGACCACGACACTCGCGACCGTCGAAGGAAGCCAGGCCCGTTTCCGGGCATCGATCCCGGCCGAGGTGGTGGATGATCTAGACAACGGCTTTTACCGCTACACGGTATGCCTGCGCACTGGCGCAGATGAGCCCCAGGAGCGCCTTCTCTACACGGACAGGGGTAGGACCGGAGAAGGCAGTGTCGAGGTCCGCCAAGGTCCCCTGCCCGTCTCCACGGCGCCTCGCAAGGTCGAGCGGGATGACATGCTCCCTCTCGCAGGCTCACTGATCTCGGGTGCCCTTCCCGGTGCGGCGCAAATCGGCAACAGGACCGGTGTCCACACGGTGGCGGTCTACGGAAATCATTTCACGGGCTCCGTGGTAGTCGAGGCGAGCCTGGAGATGCAGCCTGACACCAACGACGCCTCGTGGTTCACCGTCGTCGAGCATTCGTTCAGCGACCTAATCGGATCGTCGGGGTTCTCCTTCACGGGCCCGTACCAGTGGGTCAGGTTCAAGGTCACTGAAAGCCAACCCTCCGGTGGCAACCAGGATGGGTGCGCTGTCTGCACACTGGGTGACGAGGTGGGAGACAAAGAGTTCGAATGGCCTGAGGGCACACCCGACGGTTTCGTCCACCTTCTCTACCGGAACTGACGCTCATTCAATTTTGGCGGCGACCATCGCTCTGGCTATAATGCTCGCAAAGGCATTGTTGCGAAACATATGAGCAATTTAATTGAGCGGATCGTCGCCGACGATTTCGTCTGGCGAGCCATCACGACCCAGATTTCATCCAGACAGCGCCGAAGCGTCAGCGGTTTCGTCAACATCAACTGCCCGATGTGTACGCTTCGGGGCGAAACCCCGGACAAGCGGATGCGCTGCGGTATCAAGAAGGACGGACGAGGCGTCGGCATCAACTGCTTCAATTGCGGGTTCAAGGCTCTCTGGTCTCCGGGAGACCTTCTGTCCAAGTCGTTGCGCGAGTTCCTTGCGCAGATCGGTATGGATGAAACCGAGATCAAGCGCCTCAACCACAAGGCGCTAGCCTATCGTTCGGTCATTGCTCAGGTGCCGGAAGCGGCGAACATCCTGCCGTCTTCCTTCGAGCCTCGCTTTCCGCCCGCATCGCTCCCCCAGGGGGCAAAGCCGCTTGAGGAATGGGCGAACATGCCCAACCCTCCAAAGGAGTTTCTTCGCGTGCTCGACTACATCTATTCACGCGGGGAAAAGGTTTTCGGGGCAACGACATACTATTGGACACCGACGAAGGAGCACAGTCTCAATGAGCGTGTGATCATTCCCTTCTATAATAACGGCACGCTCGTTGGCTTTACCGCGCGTTCGGTCGGTGATCACGGTCCGAAATACTATTCGGTGAAGCCACCGAACTACCTGTTCAATACCGACGTACTTCGGAAGAATAGGTTCAAGTATTGCATTCTGGTCGAGGGACCGTTTGACGCACTCGCGATCAACGGTGTGGCCATGCTCGGTTCTACTCTCAACCAGCAGCAGATCGCCTGGCTCAAGACGCTGCCCCAGCAGATCATTCTGGTTCCGGACCGGGACAGGAAGGGGCGTTCCACCATCGACATTGCCCTCGAAAACGACTGGATGGTGGCTTTCCCTCGCCTCGGTGGCTCCCACGGAAAAGAAATGTGGTGGGACCCCGACGTGAAAGACGTGGATATGGCTGTAAAACGTTACGGTCAAGCCTGGGCAACCCTGTCAATTATAAAGACAGCAACAAACAACAAAATCGAAATTAATATAAAGCGTCGCCTTCTGGTAGAATAAGGCTCAATTTTTGAGGTGTTTCATTAATGCGGCAGGGGTTTGACGGGGATCGTTTCGGGAGACCCGTGCAGGAGTTGTTTCTTCGTTACATGATCACGGACGCCAACTCGTTCGTGCTGACTCGGAGCATCATCAAGCCGGAATACTTCGATGCCTCGTTGCGCGGCGTGGCAAGGGTCATCCTCGATTTCTCGGACCAGTATCACCGGATACCGACCCCTGATCTGATCAAGGCTCAGACGGGAGTCGATCTGGAGCGCTTCTCGAACGACGAAATCCCGGTCATGTACGAGTGGTACCTGGAGAACATCGAGGAGTTCTGCCGGTACAAGGCTCTTGAGCTGGCCGTTCTGGAAGGCGCCGATCTGCTCGCCAAGGGCAAGGGCGGAGATATTGAGCGTCTGGTGAAGGACGCCATGTCCATCTCCATCCAGAAGGACCTCGGCACCGACTATTTTGCCAACCCGCAGGAGCGCCTTCACCGCATGCGGGACAAGAACAACTACGTCTCCACAGGTTGGGCGGCCCTCGATGAAAAGCTCTACGGTGGTTTCCTGCGTGGCGCCCTTAACATCTGGGCCGGTGGCTCCGGCTCCGGAAAGTCGATCTGGCTTCAGAACATCGGCCTCAACTGGGTCGAAATGGGGCTCAATGTAGTCTACTTCACCCTTGAGCTCGCGGAGGAGCTGGTCTCCATGCGCCTCGACGCGATGCTGACGCGGCGAAGCACCAAGGAAGTTATTCGCGACATCGACGAGACTGCCCTTCGACTGGCGGCAATCAAGAAGCGGCCTAACGAAGATGGCGTCTATCCTGGCAATCTTCACATCAAGAAGATGCCTGAAGCCGGTACAACGGCCAACGATCTTCGCGCGTACCTGATGGAGTACGAGATCAAGACCGGCAAGAAACCGGATGCGATCATCATCGACTACCTCGACCTGATGCACCCCAACAATCGGCGCATCGATCCGACGAACCTCTTCGTCAAGGACAAATACACGTCGGAAGAGATGCGCGCCCTGGCCCACGAATATAACTGCCTGTGCGCGACGGCTTCTCAGCTCAATCGTCAATCTGTCGAAGCCATCGAATTCGACCACTCTCACATCGCCGGTGGTGTCTCGAAGATCAACACGGCCGACAACGTGTTCGGCATCTTCACGACAGCCGCGATGCGCGAGAAAGGCATTTACCAGCTTCAGTTTCTCAAGACGCGCTCGTCGTCGGCCGTGGGCAGCAAGATCGAGCTGGCCTTCTGCCCGACGACGCTGCGCATCACAGACAAACCGGCCGCCTCGGGCAATTCCCAACCTCGGTCACCTTCCAAGCCTCCCATCACACAGGAGGCGGAGGACGAACCTCAAATCGACGTTCGAGACGAGATCATGGACCTGATGAAAAACATCCAGGGCCTGAGAACCTAAAACCCGTTATAAATACCACCGAGGTATTATAACGATGTCTGACCTTTTGATGCGTTCTCACATGCATATTGTCGAGGACTTCGAACGTTGTCTCCGACAATACGATGTTCGAGAGGAGCCGCTGGACGATGAGGCAACTCCGTCCGAGGAGCGTCTGATCTCGGAGCTTGAGGAAGCCATTGGCAAGATGCGCTCCTATACCGAGAACCGGGGTGGAGAATACGCCCTTGGTGTCGAGGACGGCATGCAGAAGGCAGCAGACATTCTGGAAAATCTCATACGCCGCTATCGCGAGGGGGTCGTTATTGGATAGGAAATTCAGCAGTCTGCTCGATGAGCTGATTGGCCCGGCAGCTCCAGAGCGAGACAAGGACCTCTTCATCGAGAGCAGAGCGCAGCAGGTGATCGCTTCAGCGAACAACTTGATTGCGCTCATTAGGGAAACCTACGACGCGGAGACGGCCGAGGAGCTTCGGCGTCGCCTCATCAATTCGATCAAAAGCGGAGACGAAAACAAGTTCCGGCGACGCATGGCGAAAATCAGAGAGGATCGTCTGTCCAGATAACCACGAGGACCATCGCCAATGTCAAACAATAACAATAAGAAACTGGCGCAAACAATTGTGGAAGACGGATTTTTCAGTGGCCTTGCATCATCGCTTGGATTGACTGGCAAGGCAGCTCTCGGCGTTGGCCGGGATGTCAGGATGGCGGTAGCTGGAGCGAAAGGCGCCAATCTCTACAAGCGGGTCTATCGGAAGGTGATGCTCGATTGGAAGAAGTTTGCCGCGACCCTGGGTGCCGACGCTAAGACAGAAGCTGCGCCGACGGACGAGAACCTGCTGAAATTCGTGCTGAAGTACTACAAGGCCGACGCCTCGGAGCTTCTGGCTGAAATCAAGACGGACTTCGCCAGGTTCGCCGACGACAAGACCGATGGTGATGACTCCCCGGATGCCGTGCGTAATCGCAGCGTCGAGAGGGCAATGCGCGAGCACCGGAAGATGATGCTGGTGGCCGAGGAGTTTTTCAAGGCGCTCGCCCGTGAGATCGCCTCCGACCCGAAGCTCGCGCTCCTGTTTCTTGGAGACAAAAAGGCGCGGTCTGACGGCGGCATTGGTCAGGCCTCGTACACCTCGGTCGGTGTCTCCTCCGCTGCGAGAGCGGGCGCGTATGCGAGCACTTCAAGTTCACCCTCGTCATCCAGGTCCGATCCCGAGGTCAACATGCGCGCCTTCGCCAAGAATCTCGGTGACCTCGGCGTGCGGAAGTCCCTCTTCACAAATCTGGCCGAGCTGCGCGGATACGATTTGTCCGAAATCCATCAGCGGATAAAAACCTTCATGGATCACGAGGACGCCACGAAGATCGTCGCCGCCATGCTTGCCGCACTTAGGAGGTGACATGGAATTCATCCGCAACCTCAGCGAAAGCAAGCTGTTTCCATCGAAGGAAATTCTGGAACGTTACTCCAGGAGGGAGATCGCAGAGCTGCTCTATCTCTACATCATCGCGTTCCGGATTTTCATGGCTGAGGAGAGCACTCGCTTCTGGGCTTCCAACTACCTCCGGAAGACCATTCAGCACGGTGAGTTCTCCCGCTGGCAAACCACGGGAAACGACCTCTACGTTCTGATCTACGCGATCCAGGCCAAAAAGGGCGACGAGAAGCCCTACCCGCTTCGCATGTCCGACCTGACCCGGTGGATCAAGCAAGGGGCAACGCGTCGAGAGTTCCCTGATCGGCTGACCGATCGGCTCTTCGTTCGTCTGGACTTCGATCTGAGGATCAAGCACGAAAGCATGCGCGCCGTCCGGCGCCTCGTTTCATCGTGGCCGACGCTCGAAAAGGAGTATCGCCGTCTGGCGATGACCAGGCTGCTTCAGTTCCTCCGCGCCAGATCACCGAAGAGCGACATTCTTCTCATGCTGCGACGGCTGGCCGAGATCGAGAACTACGAGCTGAAGAACGTCTTCAACATGGAGACAGGAGAGTTCGAGCACGACCAACAGCCTCAACTGACAGGGAAGGAAAGCTTTCTTCAAAAGCTCATTCGGTCCAAGAAATGAAGTCTTTCATCGAATATCTTCAGGACGTTGAACAGGAACGCCTCGACGAGGATGCCACCAGCGGGGCGACAAGTGCCGCTTCCATTGCGATTGTAGTCGGAGGCCTCGGCCAGAAGGCAAACACCGACACCATTGGCGTCGGCTTTGAACCGGACGGCCACGAGCGCAGCATCTATCCGGCTCCGAAGTCGCCGAAGACCGGTAAGAAGCCTATTCTCCGTCGGTGAACGTCAGAAAACGCATTCGTAATAAATAGTCGTACAACCTTTTAAGAAAGGATTTCAACATGTCTAATAAGGTCAATGGTAAGGCGCTTCCCGGCGAGAACCTGACTGGCAACCTCCAGTTCTTCTCGGTCACGACCACGGTCGATATCTCGGGAACCACCGCGCAATCGCAGAAGGCTTTTGATCGTCTCATCGAGATCATCTCGCTGAACGGCCAGCCGGTCATCCTCGGTCCGGTCACGGTCGATGGTTCGGACTACTCGTTCCGCTTCGCCACCGAGCATGCCGGTGCGTGGGCCAGCGCTGACGCTCTGGTTGCCGCCATCGAGCAGCACGGCAAGGGCATCTTCGACCAGGGCTCGGTCACTGTCGAAGTCAGCGACATGATCGGCTAAGGCCTTCTGGGTCAGATTGAGAAGCGCCCGATGCATAAGCATCGGGCGTTTTTGTTTAAATATAATGGTCATTATTGATCAATGAGATGACATTGAACGAGCTATTCAGTCTGCGCTGTAAGCGTAAAGAGATCGTCTGGGTCAAGCGCGGAAATGAACGAGAACGGACGGATATTTCCATCCGGCGCGTGATACAGCCTAGGCGACGCTTCGATATTCGAGGAAAGAATAATGAAAAAGATTGATTTTGTGACCGATCTCGCGAATCTTCTTTCATTGGAGGCAAAGGATATTGACGTTGTCGTCAAGCACCTTGGCTTCGACGAAATCATCGACCTGATCGACGCCGCCCAGAACAAGGACAAGAAGCGTGCCGCGAGAATTCTCGGTATCCGTGAGGACGGTCGCGAGTTGTCTGGGATCAGCGACCTGCTGGCGTCGTTCGAGAAGGACACCAAGCTCCGCAAGGAAAGCCGCATGGGTTCGTCCAAGGACGCGAGACGCTACATGCCGAACATCAACGACAAGGTGATCGTCAACGGCGAGCGCGGGACCGTGAAGATTCCCAACGGCCCGAATGGTACGATCGGCGTGATGATCGACGGTGAGCTGACAATGGCCAAGAGATCGGAAGTGCGGCCGCTACGGGAGTCCACTCTTGGCATGACCACGATCCCATCGCTTGAGCGCATGCGCGAGCTGGCTGGTATTACCACGTGCTCGGAGCCATCCCAGAAGCTGCCTACGCCCGCCGTGGACGTTGATAGCGAGTGTTCGGACGAGGAATGCCCCCTGGCGGCTATCCAGGACGCTTTCGACACCATCGAGAAGAACATCGGCAACCTGAAGATCAGGGATGGCAAGATCGTCCGGGATCGCGCCAACCGCATCCTCATGCGGCTGAACGAGAGCGCCACTCGGCGCGGCCGACGCATCTAGCGCAACGACGGAGGTGACCATCGGGCCACCTCCGTCGTTTATTCCAAGCAAAGTGACGCTCAAGAATGCCCGGAAGACCGGGCATCCTTGTCAATTGTACTCCGTCACGTTTCCCTTGCGGGTCAGCGGGGTTGATGTCCTGCAATATCACCCTGTCCATGCCGTCAGGCTCGGACCGGATCACGATGCCCTCACGCACGTGGTTGGCGAGCGTTGTGGTGCCGTTCTTGAGGTCACGCAGGCTCGACCACGGTCCCTTGAAAAGGAGCGGAACGGTCTCGGCACCAATCTTCTCAGTCGCCTGTGCCATCTCCTCCCACTTGAGAAAACGCACCTCACTCCCCTTAACGACCACCACATCGAACACCCGGAATTCGGGCTGGTCCTTTCCATAATGGAGGTCCTGGATGCCCTTGCCGAAAACCTCTCCCAGGAAGAAGACCTTGTCGTAGCCATCGACAAAGCGCTTGAACGCCTCCAGCTTCGAGAGAAGAGCCTTGACGTAGACATTCCGAGAGACGTTCGCTTCGTTGTTCTTGAAGACGAGCCCCTTCGCGCCGAGACCCTTTGAGAAGCAGAAAAAGTCCCCTTCGAACAGGTGCTGGTTGCCGAGACCACGGACAAAGCCAAGGCCGCAGAAAGTGCCGTGAATCTTCTCTGTAACCGTGACGGACATGCCATCGACGAAGAGGTCCGGGAACTTCTGAATATTCTCCACGTCGAAGTCGATGGTGTTCTCCTGACCGATGAACACCACGTCTCCAGCCATGGACGCCGGAATCTCGGGAACGAACTTTGTGATCCCGAGGAACTCCGCAACATCGTCCCCGACCTTGACCTGCTTCCAGGTGTAGGTCCCGTCGGCGTTCGGAATGCGATCGCGGACGGAGACATCATCACCATCGATCACGCCCCATGCAGGAAACATGATCCCTCGGGAAAGGACGTCGCGCAGCTTGATCGCCTTCACACGATTGCCCTTGCTGCCCGCAAGGAGCCCCTTGTTGTTCTTCTCGTCCCAATATCCTTCCTTGAGGAGTGCGTCGGGCACAACGGCCCCCTCCGGGACGTAGACGACATAGTCTCTCGGCGCGTAGCCTCCCATCAGGCAACTTGGCAGAGATGGAGACAAACTCTCGGAAATAGTTCAACCCCTCCCCAGAGCCCAAAGATACGGATAGTCGTGCGCCTCCACCTTTATGAGAAAATCCTTGGCGGGACCAAAACCAACTTGGTCGCGAAGTGCCTCGGACAACATACGCAGGTTAGGGTACGTCTTAACGAGCCGACAGATTTTGGTCGCCGCCTTCAGGTCTTCATCGTTAAGTTGGTAGGCGATTACCCAGACGATGAGGCGCTTGGTGTCGGTATCGATATGGACTTCGTACTCTGGAGTATCTTTATGAAAGAGAGAAAGAAGGTTCGAAAAACCGCCATATGGGTTATCCCCGGTTTCGTCGCAAACAACGCCGCTATAAAATCACTACCACAGAATTGCAAAATTTTTTACATGTGGTCGGACCATGGGTGGTGAGTAACCAAGCACCCGTTGCTGGCTGTGACGTGCATGTCGCCAGAAGCGCCCCAGTCAAGCAGCGGGCGTCGAGTACGACCTGTAAGAAAACATCACCGCAATAGTCAACCTTTCGATTTCATTGCTTCAGAACCGGGAGGCGCATCGCATGTCGTCCCAGACGTAAAAATGATGTCGGGTGGGAAAGAAGAATTCGATGAGAATATTTCTTTGATATGTTGCCGACACTGACCAAAGGCGGCGCACGATGCCAGCGTGTCTTTTTAAATAGTATCATGACTACCATTCGCAAAGCAAAACGAAACATCGGTCCGGTTCTCAGCGAGGCGGGAGCAGGACCGTCGCGTCTTGTCGCTCACATCAGATCGGGGCGTCCCTTCTTCATGATCTCGGCCATGCGTGCGAACCTTTCCCATCACGAAAACCTGGTTCGCGCCAAGAAACTGGAGAGAATGCTGGCGAACCTCCCCTACTCTTTCATTCGAACGGAGGGTGAGTACCTTGAGATCGGCCAGACCGAGCCAAGCCCGGAGTTGTCTCTGTTCGTCATGCCCGTGGACTCCGAAGCGCCCGGTGCGATCGACAGAATGATTTTTCTGGCTGTACGACTTATGCGAGTATTCGACCAGGACTCCGTCCTTATCGGCGACGGCAACCGTGTCTATCTCCGCGAACGGGATGGAAGTGAATTCTCGCTTGGAAGCGCGGCATCGTTTTCTCTTGCGGTAATCAAGCGTGCTCCGGCCTTCAGCAAGATTAAAGGCCGCAAGTTCACTTTCGCCGACCCTGACGATGCTCCAGGTGCCGCCGTCTATGGCCAAGACAAAAGTGTTGCGAACCAATAGCGTGTCGCTATAGTTGCCACGCTATGCGTAAGAGCGAGCTGTTCACAGAACTGACCAAGCGGAATGCGCTTCGGCGGGAGGCGCAGCTGCCGTTGCTCGACCTGCGCAGGGAGCTCCAGAAGCAGGAGATCATCGAGGCCTGGAAGGAGTATTACACGATCCAGGAGGCCTACGAAGAGAAGCGGAAGAGCATCTTGGATCGGATATCGCGGGAGTATGCCGTCAAGTACGGTGTGGCCCCGGACAGCGCCGGGGGCCATTGGATCGTCCTGGCTAAGGCCGAGCGGGAGTTCGAGGCCTACCTGGAGACGATCGGCTACAAGAAGCCCCCGCCAATCCCCGGCCAGGCGATCTTCTACGGCGGCGACACCGAGTAATCCGCCACTCTCAAATCACTTCGTACCGCTTGAGCTGCTCAAGTGTGTCATCGGCGTTCTTGTGGCGAATGCCGATGCCACCAGCGGCTTCCCACCGCCTGATGTTCTTCGGCATGTCATCGACCAAGATTTCGCCCGGTCGGCGGATGTGTAGAGCCTTGTCGCGAGAAAGGCATGTGACAACGAGCTCATGGTCAAAGTGCCGCTTCCACCACTCCTTCTTGGCGGCCGCAGCGACCTCAAAGCCACTCTTCGGGCAGCCGGTGAGCACCATGGGCTGAAGGTGTACAACCTTCTCCCAGAGATGCATGGCGTCGCTCTTGAGCGGCATCTCGTACCAAAAGTCGTTTCTTTTATTGATGAGAGCCCACATGTGGGCTTCGTTCATCTCCCGTGGCCACTTCCCGAAGAGCTGGTAAACGCGGAGATCGAAGTCGGCAAAAACTCCGTCACTGTCTAGAACGATGCTCATAAAATAACTCCTGCCGAAATAAGAATACGTTACGACATCTCGGCAGGAGGTACCATATAATTCAGGCTCGCGTGGCGCCCCGGCTTCCTCGTTACATGAGGCGTCACGCATTCCTATGTCTTTACTCCCTTTTCAAGAATTCTAATCGAAATTGTTAAGATGAATGCAAAAGTTGCGATGATTGCATACCAGAAGAACAACAGGATCGCCTGATAGAGATGCCAATCCCAAACCTCCACCGCGCCATATACGCCAAAACAACTTCCAACCAGTGGGATATATGTCAGGAAAAAAGCGATAAAAAACTAAGGACTTTTCCTATACCAAGGGCATAAGAAACGCCGTCCATAATGGCGAACATTTGTACGAAGCCTATAATCAGATAAAGTACATACACCGCGATACCAAAGGCTCCTGACAAGATGGATGGCATCCCCTAACCCTCCAAACACTCGGTGATTCACCCTGCGAGATAGAGTGTTCATCAGCATGGAGGGAATGACAAGCGAAACGGCGCGCAGTCGGTTTAGCTGCGCGCCTCGGAGTGACGTACTTCAATTCAAAATGTTCTCAGCGCCATCTGGTCCAGCAATGCACTTCAAGCAGGGACGTAACCACAATTGTTTCCAGGGGGTCCGAAATTTTTCGCCATTGCACTCGCAACGGAGGCCTGCCAAAGACATCGCGGCAGACGTATTGAGCAGCGCTTTGTTCTGGTGTATTACAGGCGAAAATGTTTCGGATAGGAAAATTAGGATGCTTACTAAAACAACTTGCACTAAACTCACTATGCAAGCGTTGCGGATTTGCCGCCCAGTAGGAAAAGAGAAATGGTGCCAGGTAGACGTAACGTTTCATGGCGCACCTCCTAACTGAAGTTGAGGGCGCGGAACGGTCGGAATCCTGGAGAAACCCTCCCGCCCGTCGTGATATCGACGAATGGCGTCAAGTCCAAATAGCCGCGCGGAAACGTATCTGACTTGGCGTGATATTCCTCTGCTCGTTCGCAGCGTTCATCTACCCATGACCAGATCGGGCGGCTTTCGGCTAAAGACGAGGAGGCAGGGAATGGTTTCAGGGCGACGGCGCCACGAAGCACATTCCTCAATGGTCGCTCGTCATGCGACTGACTTCTGCTTCTGAAAACGAGCCAACCTCTTGGCCTCCTTCAGCTCGGCGAGCATCGCCGTGGCAATCCGGGAGAGCGAGATGCGCTTCAATACATCTACGTGCGAAAGGCGATAAGCCCGATCGTCATTCTTGATCTTGATCTTTAGTTCCCTGATTGCCTCGGAAAGCTCCCGGTAGGAATCCCGCCAGTTCTGACGATATGCCAGATACGTTTCGCGAGATGTGATGGTGTCGATGAGAAAAGTCGTCATGATTGAAAATCCTTTCGTTATTTCCGCAATGAGAAACATTTTGTAATTATGCGCACGTTTTTTTCGTGCGGGCCGATGCCAA